TTCTGTTCCTTCTGGCTTAACAGTTGGCGGGCTTCATCAAGGTCAATGCCTGATAGCTGCTTCTCATACTTGCGCTGCTCTCTAGCTAGGCGCTGGGCAACTGCTTTATCCATGTCAGCCTGTGTGAATGTCTTGGCCTCTGGTGGTGTGTCTATAACTGTTTCTTCTGGTGTTGGTTCCACGAAATCTTCGCTCATGTGACGATGCCTCAAATTGAGTTTGGTGAACCCCGATTTTAGCATATAAACATTTCTGCACAAATATCATCTAAACTGTTTACATTAAGGTAAATATAGTATTTAATGCACCTACATTCAAAAAACAACAAGGGTTACAAAAATGGCTAAAGCGACTCACAACGGTACTTGTCAGGCTTGCGGTAGAAAGCAAGCTGTAAATGTTAAGACTGGTTTACTGGCTAAACATGGTTATGTAGTAGATTGGGGATTCCATGGCGTTTGTTCAGGCGCGGGCAAGCGACCTGCTGAGAATGACCTTACGCACATGGTTGAAGTACAGATAAATCTAGATATAAAGGCAACTCACCTTGAGACTAGAAAGGCTGAAGATATAAGCACTTTATTACTTCCCACTAAAGCAGATCGTTTCGGCACAAAAAAATGGTTCACTGAAGAAAACTACTACGATGCCAGAACCTACAATAGAACTTGGGCGCAAGTGCAAGAAGCAGAACGCTACCTTGGTGAGTACAAAGCGAAAAACATTCGCGACCACATCGCCTACCTTACAAGAATAGTAGCCCCAGTAAAAGGCAAAGAATTAACCACAAGATAAACCAACCGCCCCCGAAAGGGGGCTACCCTTGGAGGGGATTATGAACAAACCTTGGAACGGACTACTTAAAACCAACATCATAAGCCGCGAAAGCGAGCTGAAAATGCAAGAGAAAGCCAGAGCCTTGATTATATTTGAGGGCGATTATGTAACGCTGACAGGCGAACCAGAATGGCTCGAAGTTGTAGAGATTGTTATTGTAGATGGCAACAGCGCCAACAATATGCTCAAGCTCTCAGATGGCTATGTAGTGCCAGCACCTGTTGAGCGATACGTTGACGAAGTGATTTCAAAGAAAGAGTTTATAGCCCTATCCTAATTGCAGCAGTGTAACCCTTTAGCCCAGCTTATTTAGTGGGCTTTTTTTTCTTCTTCTTTTTACCGTATGCCATAACTATTCCTCGTCGAATACTGGTCGCCAGTGGTGTCGGCAGTTGTAACCACCGCGCACGATAAATGGGTCGCCAGATGATTTACCTTTCCAGCTTCCCGCCCATGTTGATTCTATCTCTTCATCAGTAAAGACTTGCCCAGCGTGTTCCACGCAGAACGGTCGGCTGTCCCTGATAACATCCCCATAGTATTTCCACTTGGTCGCGCCGCTTTGCTTGCCGATAGCTGTGTTGATACTCGCATCAAACTGCATGAGACTGTCTTGCGCCATCTGGGTGCTGTAGCGTCTAAGGTTATTGCCTGCCCGGTCTCTGGCGAACTTGGTGCGTAGCTGCTCTGCCGCTTCCTTGGCTGCCGCAGGTGAACCGTTGCTCACTATATCAACTAGCCTCTGGGCTTCTACATCGTCGCTCTGGATATACACGCCATTGATTGTCTGGCGTAGGTTCTTCACTGTATCGTTGAAGCTGCGACCTGTCAGGGTTGACTGGTAGACCTCACTCGCTAAGACATCAAGGTATTCGTTAGCAACTGATTCAAAGCCTTGGAATGATAGGCGCTGCAACTGGTTCACAACGCTGCTATCTAGCTTGGTGAAGTCGCCATAGGTAGAAAGCATATCCTGTGCATCGGCTGCTACAGAACCATACTGCCTAACTACAGCGTCAACCTCAGCTAGATAAGCCTCATCCATGGCTTCCCTTAAAGCTGGTCTAGCATTGATAGCCCACTCAGTATCAAACAGCTTGCCACCCTGTAGGGGAGCGTCAGCCATAACATCGGCTACGCGCTCCTCTAAGGTCACTAGGGCATCAGCTAGACGTTGCTGGTGTGTATCAGCCAGCTTGTCTAGAATCTCATCATAAGCGTTATCTGTAGGCATTAAACCTGCTCACCGCCAGCGCCATCCTTGCTAGGCTCTATAAGGGTGTCTCCACCCTCTACATCATCAAGGCCAATCTTCTCCCTGACTTCGTTAGGTGTAACAACACCAGCGTCGATGTGATATCCGTATATCTGGGTCTTGTCTGAGAAGTCACCCAGCACGGAACCGTTATCTTCAATCTCAAGATGAGCCTTTGCCAGCTTCTCATCGTCAAGCACTAGGTCGGCAATCTGCTTATCTATCTCAACAGCTAGGGTTACAGACTTAACGCCTGTAGAGCGCATCTGCGAAAGGAATACAAGCTCTTTGTCCATGTCCCGAATATCAAAGCTGTCAGGGTAGAAGATTTCAACGTCAGGGGTTAGCTCCTGCCAATCACACCAAAGGTTCCAGATCTGCTCTTCAGCCAGCTCAAGAATGTCAGCTTTCTCTGATAGCTTGGCGTTAAGCATCTGAAATTCAGTCTGCATTGCTACGCCGGACTGAGTGATTGCCGTAGTGCCGCGAACCGCGCCCATGTGAGACATACGGTTAATGTATTCAATCTTGTCGTTGATAGCGGCTCTTACGCTGTCTAGATTTGAACCATTAGGCTGTAGCATGTAGGGCTTCATTGCCGCGTCCATATCGTCAGGCATGTTAATAACCGAACCTGCACCCGCACTCGCGTCAGTCTCGTATGACTTAACCAGTGTCGGGTGGTTGCTGATACGGATAAGCTGCTCTACTTCCGAAAGCTCCTGATAGATAGCCCGCTGCATATAGGCAACGTCTGACAGGTCACTAATACCAATGCCGCGTACTACTGAACGCTGTGCAGGTAGGAACACCGCAGGAATGCGCCCTAGCGTGTTCTCGTCTGTGCTTATGTGAGTGTCCTGCTCGTTGATACTCTTAAACAGCTTCACATCGCTCTTCGTCCAGATGCGGTAATAAACCACCTTTTCAGTGTCGCTGATTTCCTCGATAGACTCGCGCACCTTCAGGTAACAAAGCTCGTAGCGACCAGACGGCATACGCTCATATTCCCAGTCGAATACATTCTCAGGGGTGAACATATTCAAATAAGGTCTGATGTCTTGGCCTAGCTCCTCAGCCTTGGTGCGGGCGTTAGATGCGGGCTTATCGACCATAATCCAGACGTTACCGTATACGCTCGCCCAGATGTTAGCCTCTCGCATAAACGCATTAAAGCTGCGCCCATCAAGGTCAGCATCCTTGAGGAATGGTTCAAGGGCATAGTTACCCGCTGCACTGTTGAAGCTGCGAACTGGTGCCTGTCGCCATAAGAAGCTGCTGTAGATGTGGATAATGTTCTTGCTGTGGTTGTCCATTGGGGTCAGGTCAAGGCGGCGGCTGTACTCTTCACTGTCTTCATTAACATAGCGCGTCAGATAGGAGCCATCACGATAGTCTTCACCACCCATATAACTGCGCAGGTAGAACTCCCAGCGGTATTTATTGTGGTCATATTCTGGGTGCGTGTATTCTAAATTTTTACTCATTAACTCCACCTTTGTGGTTTGGGTACTATGCGGTCTGTTCTAACTGGGAATAGGTATTCTACCAGATAGCCAAGAGCATCATTCATGTGGTCAAAACCATCCTTATTAGGAACGCTAGTGCCTTCTTTGTAGGTCTGGCGCTCTAAGGATTCTATTGTCTGTTTACACTTAGGGTCTATCAACAAGTTCCGCTGCCCATCACTGGAAAGCAATCTGGAATTGACCGCGTTTATTCTATCCCTAACCAGTGCGTGTCTGGTCTTTGCTTTAACCTCAAAACCTGCGTTCTGAAGTATGCTCAAATCTGTGCGCCCACCTGCGCTGGTCTTGCGTTGGCGTGAAGCTGGGTCAGGGTAGATGATAACATGTTTGTCAGGGTAGCGCGTTCTGATTTCCTGCGCCATCTCTTGCGTATTACTGCCGAACATTACTATTTCATCAACAGCGA